GGTAGATAGGCTACCTTCACTAAGTCTAATCTTAGAGTTGTCTGGAGTTCTGCTTTGAACGAATAAGAGGTCTTCATATTCGTCCCAGTCTAAGGACATGTATCTAAGGGCGTTTTGTGCTGTTTGAAATTGAGAAGCCAACATACCACGGAGTCGGAGGTCGCCACCAATAGTTCTGTCGTTCTCTTCTAAATCTTGAATAACGGTGTCATAGTCTGCACCCTTTTCTCGTCTTTTTTCGTTTAATAGATGTGGCTCTTTTTTTGCGTCCAAAGCATACTCCAATTAAGTTAATCAGAGTAGCTGCTTTGCCTAGGCTCACTACTTAAAACACATTATAACAATTTGTTGGTGTATTCGTCAAGCAGAATGTGAGATATGTGTCCTTTATCATAAGTAATGGTGAATGTTCTAGCACCAGTATAGTTAGCTTTCTCGGTAGTTTCCATCTCTTGTGCAACACTCATTTTAGCTATATCGTCACTAGGAAATTTACGCTTAATAGACTTACTTAAAATAATTACTTTAGGTACGCCCTCCATGTATTTAACTTCAAGTAATGAATGTCCGAATTGTACTTCTTGTCCGTGCTCTATAAGTTCTTTTCCGACATTAGCCCACAGTGTCCAAAAGTCTTGTTGTGCCATATACTATTTACCATATAGGTCGTTCTTATACTGCTGGGTATTGGCTGCAAGGTTTTTGTTCAGTTGTCTATTAATATCGTCATTAAGGGTTCTATTCATAGTTAATAGTTCTTGGTAAAGTCTAGTGATCTTAGCTTTGTTTTCCATAGGTGATTTATTAACCCACATACTTTCTGACTTAGCAAACTCACCGACTTTCATAGATACTATTCCATTTAGTATTGCTATGTTCTCTGCCTTTGGGCATAGTTCTTTTATATCTTCTACTGTCATATTTCCTCCATACATTTTATTAAGTTTGTTATTACTGCTTGTATTACGTTTGTAGTTACTGCGTTACCACACATTTTGTATCGTTGTGTGTCGCTGATATCTACTCTCATTCCGTGTTCATCTTCACCATACTTAGTCCAATCATCTGGAAATCCTTGTAGGCGTTCACATTCTTTAGGTGTGAGTCTGCGTATACGAGCTTCTTCTGTAAGTGTATGTTGTTGCATACCTGTATCTATTGTTTGAGCAATATCTGATACTCTACCTCGTCTTGTTTTACTATTTGGTTGAGATAGATTTATAGCTTGTCCTACTGTTGCTTCTGCATATCCTTTTTTAGTTGCTTCTTGTATAGCTACTTTAGGCGTGAGTCTGCGTATACGAGTATCTGCAATTTCATATAAACCAGTTTTACCACCCTGACCTTCTGCCTGTCCTGCAAGGGTTTGGCTTATGCCCTCTGTGGAGTAAATCCGTTGTCCTTGCGAGAAGTTCCTTGAGTTGTTGTTGCCGTCCTCAAGCCATTTTTCTCTAGACGAAATGACTCCCCCGCTGTATTTAAGATGGCTTTTACTGCCGTTGGTGATAGGAAATACTTTTCGTCCACATTCGTTTCCAAGATGTCCGACAATGATGACCCTTTCCCTGTTTTGGGGAACTCCGAAGTCTTTGCTGTTAAGTACCTGCCATTCAACTCCATACCCCAAGTCGGAGAGAACCCCAATGATTGTCTGGAAAGTTCTTCCTTGGTCGTGACTAAGTAGACCTTTGACATTTTCAAGAACCAGATGTTTGGGTTTTTTTTCTGCAAGAATCCTAGCGATATCAAAGAAGAGTGTGCCTCTGGTGTCTTCAAATCCTTTTCTTTTTCCAGCAATGCTGAAAGCTTGGCAAGGAAATCCTCCGACAAGAAGGTCAAAATCTGGGAGTTCTTCTGGGTTAATTTTTGTTGCATCTTTGTAGTTTGTGTGTCCATTGAAGTTCCTTTCGTAGACTTTAATTGCGTATTTATCAATTTCGGAGTAACCAATACATAGGGGTATTTGCTCCCAGGGGATGCTTGCAGGGATGGACATACTCTCGTCACGCTCCAAGCTCTCACCCCCATCTTGGCTCTGTCGCCTACCTGTTGCATCATCATAGGCTCTTTGTATTCCAATTTCAAATCCTCCTATTCCACTAAACATACTAAAATATTTAATCATCTTAAAAATCCATTTTTATCAAAACCTAAGTCATCTTGCTGTGTAAACCTACTAGTGTCTGTAACAGCACTACCAAAGTTAAACCCACTCTTAGCGTACTCAGGTATATCATCTGTTGGGCTGTAATTACTTATTTGGTTCTGTTTGACAGATACTGCAAGATAACGGAAAGCATCAGCCCCATTAGAACTCCAATCATGAAGTGGTTTATTATCATACACCCTCGTTTCTTCGTTATACTTTCTATGGTAATTTTTTAAGCAAGCAAGACCTATTTCACATTTTTTCTTATCAAAGTAACACCTTTGAAGTAATATTCTTGTTGCGTTTATACCATCTTCTATTTTTAATTTAGGTGCTACACGGAAGTTTATTCCTAAGTTTCTAGCTGTTTCTACCCTAGATAACCCAGAACCAAACTCCCTTACCTTAATATCGTGTGGTGCAAAGTGTTGTCCGTACACATAAGGTTTGTTTTGTAATACCTTTATGTAGTGGTCAAGTCCTTTACCGTTACCCTCGTAGTAATCTATGAGATTAACCTTATCACCAACAAACTGAGCAAACCAAATTCCAGTAGCATCACCAACACCAAGATCCCAATAAGTATGAACAGGAAGTTCATTCCTATAATGAACATCCGTAATCCTGTCGGTTTCTTCAGCCAACGAAATGAGATCTCCGTAATATGATCCCTGTATCGGTTCATCAAACGAGCACATAAACTCTTGATTGAAAAGTCTTTCATCACCATATAACCCCTTGTATTCTTTTTTAATTTCTTCTAATTCTTGTTCACTAAATTGTCCTGCATCTCTAGCATTTACATAGCTAACGAACCACCCATTCTTAACTGCCTGCTGATATAAAGTTCTCGCATGGTTGTCACCTCGTGGAGTAAAGTTAAACCACATGAACCCTTTGTTCTCAACAACAATCGGTAATAGATAACCAATAATGTTTGGACTCATAAGTGAATACTCACTAAACACAATCCCTGCTGGGTTAGTTCCAACTATACGGTCAATGTCAGAAGCTCCTATAATCTGAAAGATAGAACCGTTATATAGTTCAATCTTCATCTGCTGTTGGTCAGTTCTCTTTCTAAGCTCTTGTGGTATATGGTCCATAGTCTTAAACCCATAACTGTCTAAGTTATCCCACAAAGCTTTTCGTCCTTGGTTAAACTCAGGGAATACATAATAGTAATTAGCAACTCGTTTAAGCATTTGTAATAGAAGTGCGTTTATCATAGTCTTGTCTTTACCATGTCGCCTTGCCCATACAAGCACTGCTCTATCTACAGGCTTATCTTGAATAGCTAACCAGAACGGTATCTGGTATGTTCTAGGTTCAAAATGGTAGGGTATTGTTAGTTCTTTTGTTTGAGCCATACTTATGTTCCTTTACACAATTTAATATATGAGGGTTATATATTTCCCAGCAAATAGGACACTGCCATCCAATAAATATTTGAGATAGGTAATCCTCCTTGCGTCTAGCATTCTGCATATCTTTCTTTCTAATAATCTCAAAGAAATCGTCCTTACCAAACAAGTCTTTGTTCTCATCATAGTCATCAAAGATTTTCACTAGATAATCCCTCTACATCTAACACAATACTCAGCATAGCTAAGTTTATGCAGACAACACTTCTTCAGCCTTACAAGCTTCAGTTTCATACAGCCCTCCTACAGTTAAACTTACATAAACCTATGGCAGCTCCATGCTCACAAGTCTTAATCTTTTTTCTAGTAAGTACAGTAGTAAGGTCAATAGTTCTCTTAACACCAACGGCTTTGCCGTCCGATATATTTTTTATTGGCGCGTCTTCTATATTTACAACAGTATGTTTTATAACAGGTCTAATAGACTCAGTTGTATCAACACTTTTTGTCCGTAAGGTTTCTTCTTCATGTTTTCCCCCATTAAGATAATATCTAATCCACTCTGCCTTATTTCTAATAGCTTTCCAGCTTGGCATGTCTTCTTTTTTTATATAGACAGTTATTTGTGGCATATACCCAACCCCATTTATAATATACATTATACATTATACATTATACTTAAGCAAGTTGCCCTAACATGAGAGTAAAAAAAATTTTCCCTAATTAAAAACAGTTTTGTTTGTCTGTGTAGAATTGTATTTATCTCTATTTCTAATAATTCATTTACCTTATACCATTGTATATAGCAAGGTTGGTTCGGTTTTATTTTTATTTTTGTTTTAATTATTTTTTATTTAAGTAAAGACAATAACTAAGAGTAGCAAGTAAAGATATAAAGATATTCTTTTATTATATGTATACATTATACAGTATATAAATAACAGTAGTGGCAATAATAAACTGTTATACAATTAATGATCCTATATATATCTATTGTATTTAATATTAATAATTAATAATAGACTGCCTTCACTAGTGAAATAATGGCGCGCGCTTAGATCCTATAGCATATCAATGTAATTATATAAGTTATACACAGGTTAAAGAGTTATTTATATATTATATATAAAATAGCATTGACAATATATATTTAATTTGATATTATTATAATGTAATATTAATTAAAAATAAGGATTAAATATATGAAGATCAATGTAAGAGTAGTAGAAGAAGTAAGTGAAGCAATAGTTTTATATAACCTGTATTCAGGTGGTAGTGAAATAATATTTTATTAAGTAAAGGATTAATTAAGATGAATTTTAATATAATTTATAGCGCATATAATAATAAAACAGATCAAGATCTAAAGAAGAATGTAATGCTAGATCTATTAAGTAAAGAATTAAATAAAAGTGGCATTGATGGTTATAGCATTCAGGATCAAATAGGCTGCTATAAAAATAAGATTGAAATAAGTTATACCTTAAGCATATTTGGTATAACTAAGAGTAAAGCATTTGAAGTGGCAAGCAGTATTAAGGATCTATTCAATCAGGAAGAAGTAGTTATTATACCTGTAAAGAATGAAGCATATTTTATTTAATAAATTAATAAGAAGGAAGAAGAATATGAAGAATTATATAGAAGATATTAAAAATAATACATTAAGAGTAGAAGTATCTTATAGGGGTGGTGGCATTGAAATAGATGTAAGTAAAATTTTAGGTATTAATGGCGCTAAAATGAGTGCGTATCAGAATTATTTGGGTGGTGGTATTTTAGGATCTATTCAATCAGATTATAACTTTACAATTAAGGGTAGTAATAAGGCGCTTAGAAATAAGGTAGAAGCGCTTGAGGATCAATTAAAAGAATATTATTTTAATCTTAGAAATGAAGAATTTGAAGATGAATATAATGAAGATTATGAAGAAATTCAATCAAGAAGCGCAAGCGCTTATTAATAATAATTTAATCAAGAAGGATATAATAAAATGAATAAAGTAATAACAGATCAAATTGAAGTAGAATTGCCATTTCGTGGCTTCTATAATACCTTGCATGAAGGTTGCTTAGATATCGCTACTGAAGCATTGACTGAAGATATGAATGAAGAAGATCAATATGCATTTAATGATCGTATTAAGTGGCAAGAAGTATTTAAAGAATATGCTTTAGAATATGCTAGCAATATATCAGATATGCTTAATATACAGATTGACTTTACAGAAATAACTAGTCCAAAAGAATATAATTTTTATACAGATCGTATATTTGGCATGGCAAGTAAAGTAGATATGCTTAAGATTAAAAATGAAGTAGAAGAAGATCCTGAATGGTCAAATTACATTAAAAATAATTTTACTAGTTATGATGGCTTTTGGTCAAATTACAGTGATAATTGTAAAGATCAAGAATGGTCAAGAAATGATATAGATCCAGTCCAGTGGTCAAGTGTAATTGAATTCTATTTGAAGAGTAAAATAGGATCTGAATTTGAATATCAAGCTACCCCTGAAGATGTATATGAATTGATCTTAAGCAATTCAAGTGAAAAAGGGGGTAATTAAAAAATAATAAATATAAGCAATAGCTTACAGAGTGTATTTTATACAGATTACCCCTGTAATGAAGAAGCAAATTTTAATAATAAGATATTTAATAGAAGGGCGCAAGAATGATTGAAGTAAAAAATAAGCAAGAAGAATTTTTAGATGATTTTAATAATTTATTAAGCCTATATGATGAAGAGTTTTTTAGTCTAGGTAATATTAAAGAAGATTATAAGTATATTACCAGTGTAATAAAGCATCAGGGTTATTGGTCAGGTGTGTACTATAGATTTTACTATGATCAAGATATGAATTATTTAAATGCAAGAAGCAAGTATTAATTAATAATAAAGGATTAAAGAAATGAATTTTAATGAGATATTAAGGCAAGAATTAAAAGTTTTAAATAGTAAAAATTATGAAACAAGAAATAATAGTTGGTTGTGGATCAAAGATTTACATATTAGAGAAATTGAACGGTTATGCCATAATTTATTAAATTACAATAATGAAGATCAAGATGAAATAGATGGCAATCTACATGAAATTGCTGATGGTCTTGTTGATGTATATAATCACGATATAGTGAAATGGTTGGCTCAAGATTATAACAGGGCTTATATCATAGATCAGGCTGTTGAAGAAATGGGGCTTACTGAAGGTGGTATTTTAAGCAATATTCAAACTGGTCAATATTACTACTACAGAAATATGCTGCAAGAAATAGTTGATGCTGTATATGAGAATAGTACAGTGGGGGTCAAATAATATGGCAATCAAATTAGATCAAGAATTAGGCAATTTGGCAATAATGCTTATAGCTGATTACCCCTTATATGCTTCTACCAGTGGCATAACATACGAAGAAGCAATTAAGGTTGCGAAGATATTTTACCCTGATCCTAGTGAATGGGCTGAAATAATTGATCAGGGGCTGTAATATGTTTGTTTTTTGGGCTGGTATTGTAGTCGGCTTAATGCTGGCTGATTACATAAACTTAAGGCTTAACACTATATTTGGTCAAAGAGTGGTTAAAACATCACAAAAGATCGGACTAATGGCATTAGATAAATATAAGTTATTTTACGAAGATATAAGAGAAAGGCGAAGTAAATGAAGACAATAGAAGAAAGAGAGTGGGCAAGGAATTTTAGGGGAACAATTAACGAGTTTATTGAACAAGCGAAATTAAAAGGTTTGAGCAATAAAAGCATACAATATTGGGTTAAATACAACTGGAATTTTAAAGTCAAGGAATTGGAGATCTAAATAATGGTAGAAATAATGAAAAAATACACTGTTTGGGTAGGTGGGGGCGAAGTAAATGATTATTTATTGTCTTTAGATAGTGCTAATAAATTGGCTAATGAATATATTATAGACGGATATGATGATGTAAATATAATTGAAATTAAATAAAGAGGGGGAAATAATGAAGATTAACATAAAGCACGAAGGTGGGACATATACGCTTGATGAAGACTGTGATTTAAGCGAAAAATGGGTTTGGAATTGTTCCCACGAAGATTACGAAGTAGTAAAAGAAGATGGCGATTACTATGTAAATTGCTCTAACGAAAGCTGCGAAGGTATATCAGAACAATTAGAAGTAAAGATTATAGAAGATCACTTAGAAGATAGTGATTACCAATACGAACAGTATAGAGATAGGCAAGACAGAGAGTATTGGGGCTATTAGGTTTCAAAGTCTAGTTTATACCGAGTTGCCCTGATTAGAAACTGCACCTTCAATGTAATCAGTTTTGGGTTGCTCTACTCGGTTAAAAATAATATTGACAGGGGCATTAGAATTATTGTCCTTGTCATTATTTTTTGGTTTTCCGTAGGCTGTTTCAATTAAGGTTTTACCTGCTTGAACTCTGGCTATTTCGTTGATACCTGTTCTGGCTATGTTATCTAAAACATCTAACCCTGTTTCTCCATACTTTTCTATCTTCTTCTTAAGTCGGCTCATAGAAACTTTAGCACTCTTCTCAGCATAACCTGCTATTAACCCTGCTTCCTTATAAGTTTTAACTTTAGGATCTTTCAAGGCTTGTATTGCTTTCTCTTGTCTAAGTGTAGTCATTACCTGTATTTTATCATAAAAGTATAACTATTCAATGCCAGTGATGATTATTAAATATTTATATTATTATAATTAAATATATTATATAATATTATTTATATAAGTAAAGTTAGGTTATTCTAGTGCGTAATGTTAGACAGGTGGGTAGAGTTTATTTAATAAGAACAAAAATAAATTATAAAAGATCTAGAGCATAGGAAATATTGGGTAGACTTATTACCCTTGACACTTCCCTTATGCCCTTAGGCTATTCCAGCGCTATAAAGTCAGCGTAGGTTTAGGCTTACTCAGTATTAACGCATCTGAGTTTTAAAGAGTTGCGTATTATTAAAATACATCTAACTTAAAATTATGTCAACTATCTTGTTTAACTAATAAAACTTATGATAAAAGTATATTGACAATATAAATAAAGTTTGATACACTGAATTCAGGTTAAAGACTAGATGGGTAAGGTCTTTCCTAACGAAGTATATGTATTCGTTTTGGTAATGGGGGCTCGCCTTAGTAGCCCCTTACTCAACTAACAATAATAAATTAA